TGGGGTATTCAAACGTTAGGTCCTGCGCCATTAGATGAATATGCTCTAAAGTTAGATCTTCAAAATGCTATCAATACTGGAATAGTATTAAGATATCCATATCTGGGAGCTGTAGAAAATTTGAGCGAAGTAGTTGATAGATATAGACGTTATTATTTACCAGTATTTCCGGATCATCCTGACTTGCCAAAAATATACGCTATGGCAGAAGAAGAACTCGGTAATCTGATGAAAGGAACTTATTCCAATGGATCAACATCGATGAGACCATCAGTATTTCAACAACAATCCGAGCCGTCTATATTCAGACAACAATCACAACAACAGGCATCAGTGTTTCAACCTAGCGTCCAATCATCAGTGTTTCAACCTAGCGTCCAATCACAACAGCAGGCTTCAGTATTTGCACCTAGCGTCCAACCATCAGTATTTGCACCTAGCGTCCAATCATCAGTGTTTCAACCTAGCGTCCAATCATCAGTGTTTCAACCTAGCGTCCAATCATCAGTGTTTCAACCTAGCGTCCAATCATCAGTATTTGCTAGCAGTCCTTATGACAACAGCTGGAGTTCTAGTTTTCTTTAAGCACATAAAATAATTATCATTTCTAGTTGCCAACAATTAGAAATAGTGAATCTGGAAGTAACATAATTATATAGAAATGTTTTTTTATTCTCGACATAAAAAAAATTCAAAACAAAAAACTCACATAAAAGAGAATATTTCTGGTCCGGACTCTGAAAAATTCACAAAAAAGAAAATGAGCGTTTTTTCAGCACAAGGTGGAGAATATCCCACGCAGGCTGACGTGAATGCAGTAACAAGCGTCGTAAGCGATATTGTCCAAGAAGGACTTACCGCACATAGGAATCTTCTCGATGTCTCCAAGGATATTTTAGCCTATGTTGATCAATATTTGGTTCAAGGCGGTTATGCCGCGGGTAGCGAAACTGTTTTGTATAATGCTGCTAACCAGGTTCTAATCCAAGCAGTAAATCAAACAATAATTAGCTCTCAGGGTGTAAACTCTTCTCCACGCACGGTATTTCCGGCATTTTCGCCAGGATATTCCCCTCAAGGGTCTACAGTTCTTCCTTCTGGAAACATTTTTGTTCCAGGATCGGCAGGTGGATACTTCTCTCCCAGTGGAAATAAGATTGAAGGAGATACTTACAGTGGATTTGTTAATAGTCCTACTAATAGTCCATTCGCTCCGGCTCCGACTACGATTAGAGGATCTGTTTCCCCTTTTACTGCACCTGCTGCCACCGCAAGAACTAGCGTTTTTAGCTCCCAGCCTGTGCAGGGATCAGTGTTTGGCACAACTCAACCTATGACGACGTTCGGACCTGCATTCTCTCCTCTTTCATCTCCGAGATATTCTCCTATTCCTATCACACAACAAGGATCTCCATTTGGATTTGCAGGCTCAAGCTCATCGTCGGCAGCGAACAGCCCATTTGCATCTCCCAGAGGATCAGCGGTTCCATTTGCTGGAAGCTCGAACAGCGCTCTTTTTACTTCAGGAGCTCCGGCTGCCACTTTCGCTTCGTCCCCCTATGCATCTGTTCAAGGTACGATGCCGAGCGGAGCTGTTTTTGCGTCATCTCCATATGCAACTTTAAGCTCATCGGCAGAAAGCAGTCCATTCGCATCTCCGAGCTCTCCTGTCTTTGCTTCATCGCCCCATGCGTCTCCTCGTGGTTCAGCGAATACTGGCGACTTCATGTAAACAATAGAAAATAAAACTCGTGAAACAAAAACAAACATAAAAAGCAATATTACTATAATGGTAATATAGTATAAATCACCCATATAGACAAATTATATGTGTATCGCAAACCAACTCGCGTCAAAAAACAATAAAATACACCAGTACTAAAGAATGATTCCAATAAAAAACAATAAAATACTATATTACTACGTTAGTAATATAGTATAAAGTGCCAAAAATCGAAATCTATATTTTGTGAATGATGAATCTAAAAAGCTGTCTCAGTTTGACATTGTTTGTTTCAACATGGATTCCTCTTCATCCAACGAGGAAACCCCAGTCTTGGTTTATTCCATGAAAATGAATGATTCTCCGGTGACAGAAAAATCGATGCCAATAGATATCACAGAGTCAAACGCTACAGCAGCGAGACCAGAAAATGATCATATCGAATACGGGTATGACGAAAATTTGAAATCTGGCGACTTGAAGAACTATGAGATTTATCGGCTAGAACTTATACTCGGGCCAATGTGGTCAGGAAAAACTTCGGAGCTAATTAGACGATTAAGAAATAAGTCTATATACAAGAAAATCTTAGCGGTCAATACGAGAAAAGATAATAGGTATGGTTCAGATGGGGTGATAACTCATGATGGTTTGGCTATGACAACAAGATGTTTACGTGTGGATTCTCTTTATGAATTAAGAACTATGAAAGACTATATTGAATCAGAAGTAGTTGGAATTGATGAAGGTAATTTCTTTCCGGAAATAGAGAAATTCGTTGTAGAAGAATTGGAGCTAACTAGTAAAACGTTTATCGTTGCTGGTTTGAATGGAGACAAAGATAGACAATTTTTTGGGAAAATTCATGAGCTTATTCCTCACGCCGAAAGAATAGACTTTCTAACGGCACTATGTAAACAATGTGCTGATGGTACCGAAGCAAGTTTTTCTATTGAATTAGAGAAATTTGAGGGACAAGAAAAGGTTGGAGGTACGGGAATTTATGAAGCAGTTTGTAGAAAGCATTATTCTCAAATGAGATACTCTCAATATATAGATAAGGTAAATATCCTCAAAAGATCGAATCCAAGCCTGAGCATTAGGATTTCCCCAGATCCAGACACAATCAGAAAATAAATCATCAGAAACTAAAATGCCGGAAATAAATACCGAAAATAAATCATCAAAAATAAATACCAAAAACGAATATTCTAATGTGACAATATTAGAATTAAAACTTTGTGTATCATTTTAACGAGATTCAAATAAATTAAGCGTAATTTGTCGGGAAAGTTGCTATAATTATGACGACGATTTTTACATTGAAAGGATGCAATCCTATAGATTTCGTCATAAAACATAAGAACGATTCAACTGCAAAGGGAAAGTATGATATTTTGCATCCAGGAAAAGTATCTCATACTACCGGAGCTGGAGGAGTAATTAGAGTCCTACAGCGTGGAAATTTGTATTGTAAGAATGGAACCCCTTATGACACAGAATGTACAAAACAATGCTGGTGGCACAGAAAATTATTCGATAATTTCGCCATGGGCATTCCAGTAAGAGTAGTATATTCACGTACAGATAGGGATGTTTATATGGATGGAGTATTTTGTTCTTATTCATGTGCTTTAGCCTGGCTCGAAGATCATTTCGAGAAAATACCGTCAAAACGAGATCCAAACTATTCTCAGAGCATAGTTGTATTAAAACAACTATTTGAAGAAGAATTTCCAGGCGAAGATTTGGTAGCTGCCCTTGATTGGAGATTACAAAAAGATGTCGGCAACGGAAACATGACAACAAAAGATTATATGGCAGGTCTGAAAGGATTTAGAATAGTTCAACACCCAAATTTGTCATATCATGCCGTTACAGTTACATATGACATCATAAACCAATAAGTGTCAAAATAAACTCATGTAAAACATATTCAAACAAAGAATTTAGGCGTTAATTATAGTGCCTAAAAAATAGATCTATTTAATACTATATCATAAACCAATAAACATCGAGCTAGGGTCATGCAACTTATATTCAAATAAAGAAATATATTATGTATGTGATCATAATGTAAAACATCCAACTAGCAAAACCACACAAATGACATAAACAAACGATTTAAACATTAATTATAATGTTTAAAAAGAGCCCACCAAAAAGGCCGGCTTTTACTATGAATAACTATTTCTTGGCCTTATTTTTGTTTGCTGCATTCTATAGATTCTTTGGTATTTCTATTAAAATGACTTCAATAATATCTATCATGTTATCTATAATTAAATACATAAGAATATTTATTACTATGGTAACTCCCGAAAAGAAAATGTCAATAGAATTTCTAAGAGGAAATATATTGAAAGTAAATTACAATGCTGACATATTTGATTCAGACGATGAATCTGAAGACCTTGGAGAAATAAAAGAACAAAAAGCTTCCGACCAGAATCCAAATATCAGCTCAAATGGTATCAAAGAAGATGGCTATTTTCTGTTAAAGTATGGCGATGAGAAGAAGAAATGGACAAAAGTAGAAGCTGTGACTAACGTTAGTTTCCAGAGAGGTCCTATTGTCATCGAAGAACTAGAAACCACGTCTGAGCCGAAAGAAATACCCAAACGAGAAGAAATACATATAGAAGAAAAGCCAAAGCCTATTATTGTCGATGTAGATATAGAATTACAGACAGATATTGCAGATGTAGCAGGAGAACCAGAAATAGAAGAAATATCAGAAACAATAAAGTCAGAGAACATAGAGATACCAAAACCAGAACCAGAAGCAGTAAAATTAGAAATAAAGAAGGACAAGTCTAGATATAATGTTGGTGGAAGAAATCCTAGCAGAAACACATCCGAACAAATAAGACCTGAGTTGAAACGATCTAGAGGTACAGAAAATAAATATAATATTGAGACATATAAAAATTATGAAAAAGAGGACGTGACAAAACTTATAAAGAAAATATCTGGGCCTAGTCGGGATTTCTTCGGATTCGAAATAACACCTAACTCTATAGGTAAACAATATTATTGCCTTATTTTTCACTATCCAAGAAACAAGATTAAGATATTTTTAGCCAAAGACGTGTTAGATCTCTAATGGTAGATTATTTATGTTGTTCTATTTGAATCATACTACTTAACATTATTATATGTAATGTTAACACCCGATTTGTCGACTCACTATGATTTATTTTTCTATATATGGTCGTCTATTATTTTTACTCATACTACTTAACACCCGATTTGTCGACTTATTACTCATGATAAGTCTTACTTCTTCTTTTTGTCCTTTTTGCTTTTCGACTACTTAACATTATTATATGTAATGTTAACACCCGATTTGTCGACTTATTACTCATGATAAGCCTTACTTCTTCTTTTTGTCCTTTTTGTTTTTCTTCTTTTTGTTTCCGCCGTCTCCATTCTTCTTGTTATTATTATTGCCACCGCCGTCCCCATTTTTCTTGGCTGATTTACCATTAGATTCAGGAATAAATGATTTGGCTATTTCTTCTGCTGCTTTATTGATCTTTCCTGTAGGAGGCATAGGTGGAACTGAATTTTGAGTCGAACCATCCAGTTCTTCTTTGCCTTTGTCTGATTTACCGTTCTCATTTGATTTGTTATTGCCGGCTTGTCTGGATTTCAAATCATCGGCGAGCTGTTTTGCTTTGGCATCGATACCGACTTTGGTATCGAATTGATCTTCGATCACGTCTTGTTTCTTGTTAGCAAGGTTTTCATCTTGATCATAACCGATATCTGCGACAGGCTTGTCAACGACGTTGTTTTCAGCATGTCGGGCATCGAAGATTTTTGTCAATCTTCTGATTTCATTCTGCCATTGATCTTCATAATGGGGATATGCTTGCCGGCGTTTTGCCAATTCAGCCAAAGTTTTGCGGAATGCGGCTTGAGCTTCCAATACTTTCGCTTCGTACTCAATAAGAGCTGATTTCTGAGCAAGTCGAATATGCTGAAGTTGAGCGTAAGAAGCAAGGCTCTGCGGGTCGTTCATCTCTTTTTGCGTTTCTTCTATCAACTGCTTTCTCAGCTGTTTCTTCTTCTCCTCCATTTTCGCGACTTTCTTGTCGTCGCGATAGTTTCTGACAGCAGCGTCCATTTTGACAGTTTTCTTCAGATCCGGCTTCAGAATATCTTTGGATACCGGTGGAGGAGGTGGTCTCTTGGCTACCGTTTCTCCGCAATATTCGTCCTCATCAGTCAATTTTTCACCAGGAAGTTTGACGATATCGACAGTACCTTCGGTATCAGTCTCTGGATATCTGAGCGGTTCCCATTTTCCCATGTATCCCCATTTCATTTGACATTGTTCGTTTGTGGCATGTACTCTCTTATAATCATCAACTGCTTCTTGCGGACTTCCCCAGGCAGAACAAACCTTTATCAAACCCAACATTCCATCTTCTCGTTTTTCTCTAAATAAAACATAAGTATATAGATACGCTTCCTGACCGGGCAATGGCTCACTCTTTTGCAGAGGAGCAGGAGTACCCGCGTTTTCAGCAACTGCACCGAAAGAAGAGTCTTGCATTCTGTTTTGAAAAAGGAAATTTTATTCCTTAAAACAAAACTTTTCGCAAAAAAATGAACGTCGAAGCCAATATAGATACTGTCAAAATCTTTTACAGTTAAAATGCTATGTATTTTATATATTTGATTTATTGCTTAAATCAAAATCTTTATTGCAAAAATAAATATTACGCGGAAAAGCCCGAAAAAGAGATAAAATAACCCTCTAATGGAAATACAACAAATAAATAAAAAACTTTATTGCAAAAATAAATATTAGCTCAAAATAACCAGAAAAAGAAATGAAATAACCCTCTAATGGAAATACAATGTAAAAACTAGAATTTTTACATTAGACCCACATATAGGGTTATAAAAATCGGATTTTCAACTTTTTGAAATTTAAAAAGAAAATCGATTACTCGATTAGTTTCGAACAAGCAGTTCAGAGACAGTCAAGAAAAATCGTTTGTTTTCCTGTTAAGCTCGATTTTAGACCAAAAATGGAAGAAATAACTACTTCTTCTTCGAGTTCGATCCCAACAGAAAATATGCCTCCGAAATCACCGATCAACAGATCTCCAAATAAATCTCCAGTGCCGAATATCAATCAGAAGAGAATAATAGAGAATGGATATGTCAAGAAAGGAGAATCAGCTACGACAGAAGATGCCATAGCTCTTGGGTTGAAGCCAGAAGATTCTAATAGAATTTATATCTGCGATCGATTCGGAGATTTTGTTATGTTTCATTTCAAAGACGATTACGACAAAATCTCTCCGGCTGGTTCTTCCGTTTCTTCGGATTTTTCTCGCGGAATTTTAAAGTCTTCAACCGACGGGCCAGAACATAACAAGTCAGAAGATGAAATGTCGGGAAACGAGAGATTAGGATTGTCTATGTCGATGGCTAATATTTCTGTAGAATCAACATGTGTAACCCCAGATTTCTTGAGTTCGGATGAGGATATTTCATCCATTAAAGCTCGAGTATCGACTGTGCGTGGTTGGATTTTGAGAAAGTCTACAAATACTCTGGTAGCCAAATCTTTTAGCGAGAGTGCTATGTTTTTCACCACCCCAGAAGAATTCGAACAAATTGAGTGGGAAGGTTATATTTTTAAGCCTCATGTTGAAGGTATAACTATCAGAGTCTTTTGGGATGCTAGTACAAATGAATGGAAACATTCTAGTCATAAGAAAATTAATTGTTTGAAATCGAGAGTCCCAGGCGTCGAGATCGAGTTTCAAGATCTCTTTCAACAAGCGGCACCAAATTTTGATTATGCCAGACTCAATAAGAATTTAGTATACGTATTTCATATCATGCACAAAGATAATCAGCATATGAACCCTGAGCCGGTTGATACTCCAATTCTTTATCATTTGATGACTATCGCAGGCTATGGTACGATTTGTCCAATGAGATTGCTAGAACCAAATAGCATAGTTATTTCTGATAGCGAGGAAGATTCGAATCGTCCTAAGATGTCAGAATTGGACAAGCTCGCAATAATAAATCTTAAATTGGAGGGTGTGCAATATTTGGATCAAATTCCAGTTAGTGATGTTCCTATGTTATTGCGTCAGGGAAAGAGAGTTATGGCTCAATGTGAATATGAAGTTACTCAAATTGTACCTGAAAGTCTTAGAAAGTTGATAGAAATTCGAGGCTACGAGAAAACAAAGCATATTCCTGTCGAGTTGATGTATATGCGATTGTCAAAGGCTGATCGGCCTCTTTTGGTTTCCGCAGTTCCTCATCACATGAGGGCTGATGCCTCAGCTGAAAGGATGGAGCATTACATAACTTATAATGCAGAGAGACTGTCTCATGTTTGTGCTTATGTTTTGTACATGAAACTTCGAGGAGTAACAATTACAGTATCTAAAACTTTGTTGTGGCTGGTGAAACAAGTTATTCTCGTAGTGAGAGATTTGCCATACGAAGGCATTCGATACGAATTCGTATGCGTAATCAAAACTTTTACTGAATCTAAGGGAGATACTATTTATCGCTGCTTCAAGAATATGGAACATGTTATCTCAAAGATCAAAGAGACTCATGGATTCGATATCGACGCTCTTGTTGCTTATGCTTACGCGACTAGTATTGCCCAGCAAAATATTGCATCTAGACCTCTTTCCTCGTCTAAATCTGTCGATTCTTCTATCCCGACAGAAAACGATGGAGACTTTGTTCTTGGATCAGATATATGCGAGACGTCAGTTTCGAATGATAACAATCCTGTACCTGATTACGAACCCATTTGTGATCCAGATCAAATCGTAAATAACAAAAATTTCAGAGGCGGTGGATACGGCAGTTCGAGAAAATTAGGCACCTATGCTGAAACTGTCAGCATCAAATATGTGAAATCGAAAGGTGGCAAAAATAAACATTCAAACAAACGTCCAGGAGGGCAAGCAGAGAAAAGAGAAAAGCAATCAGGGGAGAAAGAAAAGCAATCAGGGGAGAAAGAAAAGCAATCAGACAAAAGAGAATACAAGAAAGATAGTGTAATTAACAACAATAACGAACCTAAACAAGAAAAGGAGAAAGAGGGACAAGATAAGAAAGAAGAATCTCCGAGACAAAATCAACAAGCTGCGTCTCCCCTCGACATCATAAGCATGATCAACAACAGAAATGCCAAATAAGCAGCGTGTAAATAAGTGAGGCCTCTAATATTGGAGGAGGCAAATAAAGACAGAAAAGAAAAACGAGGGCGTCCCAAAAAAAATGGGAAAAGATATAATTGGCTAATGCCAATCATATTTATAGATGTGCCATAAAAAGATATGAAAAGATATGGGAAAATGGGAAAAGATATGGGAAAATGGGAAAAGATATAATTGGTTAATGCCAATCATATTTATAAGATATGGGAAGATGGGAAAAGATATAATTGGCTAGTGCCAATCATATTTATAAGATGTGCTATAAAAAGATGGGAAAAGATGGGAAAAGATATGAAAAGATGGGAAAAGATATAGGAAAATGGGAAAAGATATAGGAAAATGGGAAAAGATATAATTGGTTGATGCCAATCATATTTATATATGTGCTATGAAAAGATGGGAAAAGATATGGTATAGAGATTACAATATAAATTAATCTGTGAAATCGTAAGAGAATTCGCAGGCTTTGAAGACATTTTCGGAACCGTAACAAAAAAATTCAGCCTGCCCGCCGTCATAACGCGGATTTCTCAATCCAGTATTCCACCCATCTGGATATTTAAAATCTTTATCGTCGTTAACATTTACTAAATCTTGTAATGCGCATATATAATATCTTATTGCCACAGCCATACATATAGGTTTAATATCTTCTCCTGGTCTAGTAAAATTAGCTTTCAATAGTTCGTGAAAATTGATGCTAAGGTCATCGCATTTAATAGTAAACCAAGGAATTTCGCCGATATATAATGTCAATCCTTTTCCGTTTATGATTCTCATAGATTTTAGATATTTCTTTGTTGCTGGAAATAGCATATATTTTCCAGGTCCCAATTTCGAACGACTAGCGAGCTCATACTCGTCAAATTTATAATACATAACTCCGTCTTCAGGAAAAATCATTTCGTCCGCAATGGGTTTTCGTTTCGAGTCTCCTTCCATTTATCTCTTCGCACCTCTTGTTTCTTTTGGTTTCTTTTGGTTTTCCCCCGGTTTCTTTTGGTTTCTTTTGGTTTTCCCCCGGTTTCTTTTGGTTTCTTTTGGTTTTCCCCCGGTTTCTTTTGG